TTGCGTTTCTAATCATAAAGTCTGTGTCATTATATACTGTTACTTCCCATGGCTCAGGAGCTGGTCGGTCACCAGTAATATAAATGTTTCTACCTCTAAACGGCACTGGAATTTCAGTCAAGTTAGATGCAGGCAAGTTTGTTGCAGTTACAAGGAATGAAGTTCTACGAACATCAAGTCCAATCGCAATCCCTGATGGGGGTGTCAGTGTGACCCTAAATTGGTTGGCTCTTGCACCACCCCCAATTAGATTTGCTTTAAAGTCATCTATGTTTCCCATGATTAGCCTCCTACCTCTGTAAAGCTTACCCCTGTACGAACAGCGATAAAGTTAAGTGAAATGAAGTTGATAGACCTAGCAGGTTTAACAAAGATGTCAGCAACAAACTCATTACGGTCAATGACTTCGCCAGTATTATTCGTACCGTCTGCCACAACACTAAAGTCTGTAATACCTCTACGACCTTGGATATCTCTCAAGAAAGGCTCTACCAAGTTTCTAAATTGTGCTCTTGTAAACTCATCGTTGAACTCAAAGAGTTGGAACTTAGCAGCAGTTGCAATCGCCTTCTCAAGCAGCAAGAACAAACGTCTTACGTTGATACGGTCAAATGCACTTGGTTTTGTAAGAGCAGTCTTATCACCAAACAGAACCACACCTTGGCCTGGGAAGTTGATAACAGGATTTACTCTTGCACGATACAAATCATCACGTTCTGTTTGATTTGGATTGTGTGAAAGTTTTACCGCACCACGAATGTTTCCTCTGTTGAAACCAGCAGGGGAGAAGAATGAGTCTGCAACTTGGTCAGTGAAAGCACAAAGACCAGCAGTGTCACCATTCAGAGGCACAAAACGATACACATCACTATACTTATCGTACATATACTTGTAACCACTGTCGAACACCATGTAAGATGAAGAAGGACACAAATCAAATCCAGCAATCACGTTTGCGTTTGCAGTAGATGAAAGTGATACCCCAACTGTTGCAGAACGATATGGAGAAACAAATCCCACACAATCTCTACGAGTTTCACAAAGTGCAGTAATCATTGTTACATGAGTATCCATGTTTGCGGCTGAATCAGCAACAATACTTGAAGAACCACCCAATACTAAATTAACATCCAGTGCTTCTGTGTCTGCAAACTTGTCATATGCAAGTTCAATCTCTCCATTAGTTGTTGCATAGTCATCTGTTCCACCAGTTAGATTGTCTATGGTGATTGGAACAACTGAGGTATATGCAGAAGTTGTATCTGTACCCCAATTTGATCCAGCAGAAATGTGATCTGTCCAGTAAATCATTGTTGATTGAGTGAAAATTACATCTGAATAATAGTTTGTAGAACCTTGTGCAGTTTTTGCATTAGGGTTCTTTGACATATTTGCAAATACTTCAATTACTGAGCTTGTTCTTTGTCCAGCAACATCGTTGTCAAATCCTGTGATATCACCAGTTGTATCATAAACAACAACGTGAAGTTCATCACCTGTACCACGACCATTTGCAGTTGCCCAATCAGATGTGCCTGGCGCACCATCAAACAAGTCATAAAATGCCCAACGTCTTTTGATGTATGAGTTATCTGGAATAACATTTTGTAATCCAGCACCATTTGGATCGTCTTTCAGACGAATTGTTAATACATTTGAGACTGTGTTGATTGCTGTAACTTCATACTCATTATATTCATCAACTGGTGTCGAACCAGCAGAGTCGGAGTAGAATGAAATCAAGTCACCTACATTAAATGCTTCACCAGATGCATCTACGTCATCTACTTCAATTGATGTAGAACCAACAGCATCTTCTGTAACTGTTAAGTAACTTGCACCTAATACTTGTTCGTATGCAGTTGCACTTGCACAAATCTGAACACCGATTGAGTTACCCCAAGTTCCAGCAGTTCTTGCAGCCCATTCACCATGAGAACCTTGTCCAGTATCAAAAGATGCTTGGTAGTGGTCATCGTCACGAATGAGAATACCAGAGTTTGCACCAGCGTTTAAAATTCCAGATTCTACTCTCACAACCTTTAGATTGTTTGCATACTGTAAAAAATTTGTTGCAGTAAAAAATGTCTCAAACTGATTACTTGATGTTTGAGGTTTACCGAATATTTTAACCAGTTCTTCCTCTGAACCAATGGTTGTCACAGAAGAAACTGGGCCTTTTTGAAACGCACCAGCGATTGCACCGATTGATGTTGCAACGGCAGGCACGACATTTGTTAAATCTACTTCTCTGACATGAACGCCAGGCGAAACTAAAAATGACATGATTTTTGCTCCTTATCTTAGAGTACACTCTTGTTATTTACATTTATTTATAAAAAACGAGTTTCTAAAAACTGTCTTTTATATGACTCAAAACTTATAAATAATAATATGACAAATGAACATTATGAAAAATACAAAGACACAATCAAAAAGGTGGCTCGCAGAAACTACCAAAAAAGAGTTGCATGGTTAAATAACCATCTTGGTAATGAATCCTGTGTTCATTGTGGAGAGAGTGAAACTGTGTGTCTCAAACTATACCCACACGATGCAGAGATTCGTAAACAAGCAAAACGTGTTGGTACAAATGATGAAAGTAGAAAAGACGTACACAAATTAATGAACCAATGCAAAGTTGTATGTCACAACTGCTGGGTTAAGTTGGATAATGATTTAATTGAATTTCTTTAATTATTTTTTCTCGTTCTTTATCTGTGTACTTTGACCACATTGTTATTTGCTCAGATGTTCTACCACACCCAATACATACACTATCTATAAGTTTGCATATTTTGACACAAGGCGTTTTCACTACCAATCCGAATCATATTGTCTAACTATCGGACTCCACCTTGTTCCATATTCATCTATAGCAGTTCCAATATTATCATCCTCTAAACCATTAATTACAAATCCAAATGGAGCCATATCTTGTTCTAGTTGATCTTGATTTTCCTTATACATTTTTTCTCTGATGTCATTATCAGTAAGTTCCTTAAAATATGTCTGATCTGTACACCAACCAAAAATAAACAAACACGCAACCATGTCATCGTGACATCCATCATCTGCTTCAAACGATGAACCCTTGACAATAAATGTAGATAGTTCATTAATCGTATCAAAGTCTTCTACGATAAGTTTATCATCTTCTAGTAATTGTTTTAAATTAGAACAACCAATTTTCTTAACTGCCTTAGTAGTTCGTACACCTAACTGAGCTTTACCACCAGAGAAACCACCACCAAGAATTTGACCAGCACGACCACGCATGGAAGCCATGATAAGATTATCATATTCCATATCAAACTGCATTGCGTTTGCAACCTGTTCACCAATGTCATTTACCTCAATCAAAACAAATGCAGTATTGTACGCAGTCGCAACTTGATATATTTTTTGTGGGAACAGTAGTGGTTTTATTTCGTTATCTCTAAACTTTGCTACTATTCGATATGGAACTTCTGTAACATCGAATACAACAAATGCAGAGTAATCATTTGATACTCCTCTAGAAACGTCAGCCGTCAGTAAATAAGTATGCTCTGATTTTGGATTTTCATAAACATCAAGTCCAGCATTAGATTGTAAAGGTGTTCTGTACGCAAGTGTTCTTAACTTGGATGGTGTAATAAGTGTGTCGATAGAACCAAGGAACTCACATTCAAATTCTGTGTTGAACTGTTGTTCACTTGTATTTTTAATAGTTTCTTTTTTCCATTCTTCATCACGGCCAGGAACTTCACTCCAATGCACCTCTATCGGAATATAATCGTTTCGTCCTTCCTCTGCATCTGTCCATAACTTATAGAACATATTCATACCATGTGGCGTAGAAACAATCATAACCTTTGTTGTTTTACCAGAGGTAATCGTAGGATAAACTGAACTAAAGAATTGTTCCGCAACATTAGAAGGAACGTATGCAAACTCATCTAGAAAGATGATATTATAAGAACCACCACGAACAGCTGATGCAGAAGTGGATGATGCAAGTATCTTAGAACCGTTCTCTAATTCAAGAGAACCTTTATTCCAAGACATAACTCCTTGTTGTAACCACTGTGGTAAATGTTCGTATGCAAGTTGTAATCTTCCTAACAAGTCTCTTGCAGTTGCAGCCTTGTTGGCAAGGATTGCAATATTAACACTAGGGTTAAACAACGCATAGTGTAACAGATATGATACCATTGTTGTAGATTTACCTGTCTGTCTAGGCAACTTACAAATAGTAAAACGATTGTTATGAAATGTACCGACCATCTCTTTTTGAAAGTCATACATTTTAAATGGTATAAGACCCTCATCTAGTGATACAATTTGCACATAGTTTTGAATGAAATATAGAGGGTCTTCCATACACCTCTGATATTCTATGAGTTCTTTTTTAGTCCATTCTTGTGTTACATTTGCCTTTTTAAGATTGGGATTACCTAGATAGGTTTCACTCATCAGACTTACCTTTCAACATTTTTTGTAGTTCTGCTGTAGAACCAACAAACAATGCGTTAGTCACATTCTTAGGGGCGTTACTGCCAGGCACTTCTTTTAGTTTTTTCATTTTATCTTGTAGGTCAATGAGCTTATCTGTAACATCTGCAACTTGTTTAATACCGTTAAGTGCAACCTCATATGCCCGTGGGTGTTCACCTTCTTTTGCAAGTTCAAGAATACCATCAATTGCATCTTGTCCACGTTCAATCAGATTATAGAGGTTTTCTCTTTGGTACTGATAATCACTGTCTACATCCGCCTCAGCGTCCACAGGGCGAGACAACCTTGTAGACTTGGGAATAGAGATACTATGTTCCTTGATTGCTTTTTCCACAGGGTCTAGTTCAAAAACACCTAGAGCCTTATCTATGGAGTCCATCGACTCTTTCATAATCAACCTTTCCTAACGTCCGTACCACTTTCTGAATCATAGTTTTTTGCGTCTTGGAAGAATGAGGATGTTTCACTGAAACCAAAATCATCATCTGCATCAGCACTAGCAGGATTTGGTGTAACAGTATATCTTTGTTCTCTTGTAGGAGTGACCGCTGGTAAATCAGAGAATTGGTCAACCTGTACAGTTTTGATAACACTGGTAGATGTAACAGGCCCGTAAAGATAAAACTTAGTAGTAAACGCCATTGTATAGATTATTGCTCTGCGACTTTCAAAGTCACCTTGATAATTATCTTCGTAACTTACATCATTTAAAATTATAGGAACATCTCTCTTAATACCCATATCTGCCATGTCGTTAAGTGTCAGTGTATAGTCTGGTTGAAAGAATGGAAGAATTTGTTCTACAATTTGCAAAGCGTCATCTGAATTTTTTGCCATTGCGTATAAAGTAATATCCATATTGTAAGGAACTGGCATATACTGTGTATCAAGTTTACTTGCATCAGAACTAGAAGATTTAACTTTCTTAAACTTTTGTACACGATTTAACTTTCTTGCAGAGTCATATGTCAAGGCACCAATCTCAAAACCAAGTCTTGGTAATGTGATTGCAGTTGCAGATGATAAAGATGGGTCTTGGTCTAAACGAGTCAGAAACTTTTGTTTTGGGCCGTATGCAAGGGGCACCTTCATTGTCTGTGTAACTGTTCCACTGTTGTCTTTACGAACAATTTGGATATTATTAAACATAGTTCCAAACGCTACTATCACGTTTCTTACTGTTTCGTGGTAAAATTGTTGTCCTAACATTATAATGCTCCTGCGTCACCAAATGGATTTGATTCAGAGAAGTCTAGTACTGTATCGTCTAGTTCATCGAATAATTCATTTTGGGCTGTTTTATCTGTATCCATATCACCTAATACATAATCTTCAGTAATTATATATGAGTCGTAACCACTATCGGCTGCGTTCTCAAGTAATACAGAACCAACTTCGTTTTCAAGTGTAATTTGATACTGTCTGGTATCTTGACTTAGAGAACCTTCTATTGCATCAATTGTATCAATACCAGTATCAAGTGCTTCAGAACTATACTCAAATTGTTTACAACGTAATTTGTAAACAGGATTGTTATCTAATTGATAGAATGGCTCATCGTGATCTACAAAATTAATCTCAAACATCTTTTCAAGAACAGGATGATAAACCAAGTCACCTTCTAATGGTCTGTCAGCATCAGTTCTAGTCGTGTCTAATAGTATGTAATGACTATCTCCAAGTGTAGATAGAGTAGAAGTCTCTACTGTACCTGTCTCTAAAAGAATAGCACCACCTGTGGTATCCGTTCCATCTTCTAGTGTGACTTGACTGTCTAGCTCTTGAAAGCGTTCTTTAGAAACTACAAAGGTAATTTCATTACGATTTTCTAAACCAAACTGTGATATAATTTCTTTGTCACCACCAAAACCCTCTGCATCTTCTACATACATTTCGATTGGTTGTGCGTTATTAAATTTTGACAGTGCGTCCTCACCAAGAATGGTATCAATAGCAACAGTTGTACGATTGACATAGTATACATCATGTCCGTAAATCTGGATTGCTTCTTTGATTAAATCCTGATACAAGCTTCTTTCGGTTGCGAGAGAATGTAAATTGCTCGTATGAAATGCACTGTTAACTGCCATTTACTTATCCCACCATGTAATCAATTGGAGTTTCAAATGATAACTGAATTTGTTCCTCTAGTTTTTCTAGTTCTTCTTGTGCTTGTGAGTAGATAGTTTCACCATTCATGGTAACACCACCTAGCATTGCGACACCGCTGAATTTGGACAGGTTTGCGCCCCACTGCCTTTTAATCAAGGCTGTTGCATATCTTTTCAGATAGATGTCATCAAATATGTCTGTGTAACTTGCTGGGTCTATTTTACGATAACATTCGATAATAATAAACTCATCAACATCAATATCATTTTCAAAATCCATATCTATATACAAACGATTTTGGTGTTGATTGAAACGAATGGGTTTCTCACCAACAAGAATGTGTGACAGAAAATCTAAATGTTCCATTGTCATTTGATAATGCATGACTGAAGTAGAACTAAAATCGTATAAGTCATTTAGTCTTAGTTGATATCTTATATCAAACATATTGTTTGTCGCTACGTCATCAAATGGAAAAATTTGAATAACAGAAACTACTGCTGACGGCATAGGAATAAAACCTTTACCCTCAGTAAATGATGCTGTTATAGAACTGTCTATAGAATCTGTTGCAGTTGTAGTATCGTGACTTGCAGCTCTATCTTTGTCTGCTTGTGTGATTTGATGTTTCAAATACACCTTTTCAATACCATCGTAATGATACTGTGCAAAATACTGAAGTGCTTCATCAATCCTATCATCTGCTTGGTCATCACTAACATTAATGTCAATAACGCCTTTACCAAGACTTCTTAGACAGTATTCTTTAAATGTAGATTTAGTCGTTGGAATTGCCATATCTTTTATCCTTTATCTACTATTTAGTCAATAACTAAAGTCCAGCACCGATTGCAATTGCAAATGCTTTTGTTCTTGCCTCTACAGTTTCAACAAACGCTTTGATTGATTGTTGTGATGCAACCTTTGTTGCGCTGTCACTAGACATATCATCTTCATCTAAAAATGCAGAACCACTTATAGCTGTATTTAGAACAGGACTTGTTAGTGTTTTATTTGTTAGTGTTTGTGATGCAGTCAACAGTGCGATTGCACTGGTATTACTCAAGTCTGTACTTGCGATTGCGATATTCGCTGTTCCATCAAAAGACACACCAGCAATAGTTCTTGCATTTGCCAGTGCAGTTGCAGTGGCTGCATTACCAGAGATATCACTTACCACTAAGTCTATTGTACCATCACCATCTTGATATGTGACTGCAATATCCGTTTCAGTATTACTACTAAACATTGCACCGACTGTATCTTGGATTACCTCTGACAAGTCGATGTTTGCACTACCAT